ACCAAATATTGGTGCTATATTTAAATTAAATGTGTTGGTTAGGACTGAACCTGCTTTACCTAGATGATTTCCTTTATATCTTTGTAGGTTATCCATTTTCCAATAAGGGTCATCCTTCGTCCATGTTCTACAAAATTCTCTAGCTACTAAACCACCACCAATCCCGAATACACCGGAAGATTCATCAACAAATCTAACCCCTGAACCTTTTGATATTTCTTTGTATCCGTCGGAAAATACTTTAGATGTTTGGTCTATGGCGTGCCCCACATGTTTTCTTCTTGCTCCACCCATAAGTGGTGCAGAATCTATAAGTTTTTGAGTTTCATCTAATATCCCACCTTTTCTTTTTGGTTTTTGGAATGACCTAGTTGCTAATAGGTCATAAGGTGCGTTTGTTGAAGCAAATGATTGGTTACCCATCCAAGTCCATCCTCCCGCTAAACTACCACCGTCATTGTAGGTATACCCTCGTACACCAAACATATAATAGGGCCAAAGTGGTTGTCCGTCTACTGTTTCTAATTGTTTAGCTAATGTAGATGGACCATAAACTAAAGCGTTTATAGGTCTACCAAACTCATCACTTGGTATTGCACCCATAGGGGATTGTACTTTTGATGGTTCATTATTTTTAGAACCTAAATAGTAGTATGGTGTTATATTAGTTACTCCGTCTCTTAGTTGTACTCTAGAGTAGTCAGGTCTATATTTGTTAAAATCTAAAGATGTAAATAATGCTTTTTGTTGTTCAGAACCCATATAACTAATAAATCTATCACTTGGTACTGGGTTGGAGACTGTGTTAGTTGGTATGTTGTCACCTCCGGTTAACATATTTCCTATAGCGTTAGCTGTAGCTTGTATGTTACCAAATATCCCAGTAAAACTTATTCCATTTTTAGCTAAGAAATTAATGTCTGGTTTAAATATCCCATCAAAATAGTTACCTGGTATATTAGAATACCCATAATATAAATTTGTTATCCTTGATAAAAAGTCTGTACCATCCAATTCCTTTTGGCCTGGATTTGCACTAACATTAAACATAAAAGAGCCTTTATCACTTAAATCTAAATCGTTCCATCCTTGATTGTACCCTAATTGTTCTCTTAAATTACCACTAGATTTTTGTACTAACTCACTATCATTTAAAATTTTACTATTTAAAGTGTTAGTAATACCGTTAGTTATATTAACTGTTTCTAATATTTCTGCTGATGTATACTCAGAAGAAACGAATGATTTTGGTTGTAGGGTGTTAGGTGTTACATAATCTAACCCTCTTCTAGGAAGTACTTTTTTAACATTTATCGTTTGTACGTCTGTAAAACCCCCTTCAGGACCATAACTATTATCCAAAAATAAACTAGTTAGATTGGGTGGTGCTAATTCTTCTACTGTTTTTTGGTCTTTAACAGGACGTTCATATATACTAGTATTTTGTTTTCCTGGTGGTTGCACCCCAAAAGGTGGGGAAACAGGATTACCATCCGCAAGATATGAACTTTGTAAATTTTTACCTAGTAAAAAAACACGTAACTTTTCAGTAGAAGCTACATTAGGTCTATAAGGACCCTGCATCCCAAAAGCTTGTACACCATCTGTATTTAGACCTACTGACATATATTATTCTTTTATAATAAATAGATTGTAACGTAATTTCGTCAGGTTATTTAGACAAATAAGATTATGCCCCTAAGGACATAGCGTCATTTAGTAGTTTACCAGTTTCTAAAGCTACACCTCTATCCATTTGTAGTAGTTTTAAAAAGTCTTGTCCATTCATTCGTGCCTCACCATTATTAACATCGATATTACCTTCTAACTTTAAACTAAGTGGTCTCATAGCTGTTGTATTGGTTGTGGTATTTGTATTTTCTACTATACTTTTATTTAAAGTTTCTGTTCTACTAGCGATAGACGCATCAAGGTCTTCTCCTAATTTTACATTTCCTGCTTGTGCTGCTACTAAAATGTCTCCTTTATCAAAAGTTGTAATACCTTCTTTAGTTATTATAGCGTCCTGTGCTTGCATTTTTCTTAACTGGTCTAGAGCTTCTTTGGCTCCTTTTGAACCAGCCTTTTCAATGTCTTTTGCGACACCCTCTATGTCCCCCGTTCTTAACTTTTCTAATTGTTCATCTGTTAAGGTTGGCATTTCATTTGCTATTCTTTGGGTTAGGGTTTCTGTTCTTATAGCTTTATCCGCGCCCATACCCATTTCATTTTTAACCATCAACCTAATACCAGCATCCATAGCTGCAAGATATTGATTGGCTTTTTCTGCAACTGTAAGTTGTTGTTTATAGACATCAGAATCTGACATACCTTCTTTTCTTAACAACTCCATTTGTTCTTCGGTAACATTAGAAACATCAACCATTTCTTCAATACCTGGAATTTTTACTTGTGCAACTCCTCCCTCACCAATCTTTGCCATAGAAGCTAATAACTCTTTATCAGTTTCTGTCATATCACTAAAGTCACCTATTTGATTGAAAACTTCGGCTCTCCTAGCTGACCTCACAGCTGTATCTGCTAAATCCTGGTAACTCATACCCATTTGTTCTGCCATAGCTTTTAACTGTCGTCTTTGTTCAGGTGATATTGAAAACTTGTTTTTCTCTTTGTCGAAGTAAACGGCAGAGGCTGCTGTATCTGCAATTGCCTCTTGTAGACCTTCTAGGTCATTAGTAGCCATGTACATTAATTTAAATGGGTCTGCTAAATCTCCAACAGCTCCTCCAATTACACTCATTTGTGCAGCAAAATCAATTGCACCTTCTGGGTCGAAGAATTTGTCCGCAAGACTAGTAACGGTACTCATTTCAATACCTAATGCTTGTCCTCTCGCTACCATTCTAGCGAGTCCTTCTACACCTCTTTCAAAACCATAGGTATTAATTAATTTTAATTCGTCCCCAATATTAGCTAGGAATTTTTCCATTACTACCCCAAATTGTCTACCTGTTTGTAGAATTTCAGACATAGCATTATTTGTTTCATCTACTTTACCCATAGCAGTATCTAAACTAAAACCAATAGTATCAAAACCTTCAGCAAATTTTCCAGCATCAAAACCTTCTAAAGTTTTAGTTAATAGTGCAGCTCTTTCTGTAACTTCGGGGGGTATAAAAAGATTTCTTGAGATTTCTTGGGTCATTCCTTTGAATGTCTCAAATAAATCGTGTACGGTCATACCGAATTTAGAAGCCGACATTCCAGCTTCAGTCAGACCATCTACAGTGTCCATTAATTGTTCGTTGGACATTCCCAGTGTTTTAGATATGTCTACCCTAAGTGTATCTTCTAGGGCTAACATATTTAAAATAGCGTCCATACTACCTTCAACATCAAAATTAATCTTTCGTATATTTTTCAATACGTTTGCCATATCTTCTAAATCACCAGCAGTTGTTTCTGTTTTGGGTATTCTATCCGTCGCCAGTTTACCAAGTTTTTTAAATACTTCTGTGTCTGGTGGTGGTGCGTTTCCTCCTGTTGGTTGTGTATTGGTTGGACCAATTTGTGATGTCCAACTGGCCCTAGTATAGCCCGCGTCTCTAGCTTCAGCTTGTTCCGCGTTGGATAGTGAGTTCCAAGGTTTTTTATTCGCTAAATTATCTGCAACACTTGCCATATTATAATAATTGTTTTATTATAAATATTTAGAATCTGTTTTTACTCTTGTTTCTAGCTTGTTCTGCGGCTTCATTCTTTTTTTGGAATTCTTCTGTTAGGAAGTTAACATAGAATCTACGTTCAAATGTAGGCATTTGTAAGAGGTCGGACCACGCGATGTGAAGGTGTTTCATTAAATAATAGAATTCTTGCAATAGGGCATTCCTATATGCCGTAGAAAGGACGAAAAAACTCAACCCCGAATGTAATTCTCGCGTTTATCTCTTCATTCGATGGAGTTAACACGGGGATAGTTAAATCTAGTGAAGGCGAGTTTTCTCTAATTACTTTTCTAATATTTTGAGAATCTCGAATTGGCATTGTTTGAATAAATTGTGCGATAGTCATTGGGTCTCTAACCCCATCTATTTCTTTAATTAACATTTCTAATTGTTTTGTCATATAAGTGTTTACCGCAGCATTTTTATTTTGTTCGTCTATTTGTTTTAGTGTTCTTTCGTGTTGGGGAGTTAAAAAAGATAGTTTTACTTTTTTCTTGGATACTTCTAGGTAGTGGTCAAACTCATTATTATTATCTAGTTCCACACCTACTTCATTAGTTTTTAAAACTGATAAATCTATTGTTGTTTCAAAAGACTCTTTTGTTTTTGGGTCTGTTAACGTTACAGTGTAGTCTGAACCAAAAGCTGTATTTCGTAAAAATACAAGTACAGCTTCTTTATCACATTCTGGCATATCCATAACATTTATATCTTTATCTAAAATTTTTCTAGATAGTAGCATGTTGATTAATTCACCATTAGCTTGTAATGATGGTGTTGCCAATAAATTTTCGTCTGAAGCATTTAAATAAGTTACCTTTACAGATTTCTTTTTACTTTTATAAAAAACACCCTGAGAAGGTAAACTTACCATGTCATAAGGTAAGATTGTTTCTGGTTGTTGGCCTAATTGTTCTTGCATAGCTTATAATTTAATTAATATATTATAATAGTAAATACATATATTTAAGTTTTATTAATTTAAATAGATTGCGCTATAAGCATCTTAAAATATATAATTAAAGTCAAGTAATTTGCAATAAAAAAGCCCTAACTAAAGGGCTTTTATAAAATCTATTTAATTTGGTTTAGTAAACTAAGATACATCTATCTGGTCTTAAAGTGGCTGAAATATTTGCAAGACCGTCATCACTATAACTTAAGTCATTAAAGTTAACGTCTGTTAAGAATGTTCCTTGTAGAATCCATTTTTCTACCACTACACCTGTTGGGTCTAGTAACTCTAGGTCGATGTTTTTCTTATACCCTGCAGCGTAACCCATTCTACCAGTTACAGATTCTGCATGTGTTCTAACCCACTCCATAAGAGCTTGTGCTGCTGATGGTCCTATTGGGTCTCTAAATGTTACATTTATTGTGTTCCATACAAATCTACCCGCTACATAAGTAGAGGTGTTTAAGAACGGTACTTCTACAGAGTTAATTGTAACCTGTGGTCTAGAAGTACTCTCTACATACCATTCATTAATCCCCAAAGAAGAGTCGAATCGCATGATAAACCTATTCTTTTTCTTTGGCTCATAAGGTATAGGCATTTTCATCAATAAGTCAGCCATATCTTTTTAATTTTTTGTTTTTACTTTTTTATTATATACTATAAATATATCGGGAATGAAAAAAATGTCCTAATTCACTTGTTTTAATACTATTTTGTTCATTCCACCTTCAGATGTGTCATAAACTATGAAATCTACATCTGGAAATTCTACTTGTAATACCTCTTTTATAAAAGGAATTATCGCGTTTATATTACCTAAATCATCATCACTAAACCCCACTGATAATTTTTTATTACCCATATTTACCATCTGAGACGCCTTAGATACTATATTTGTCACATAATCTCTTAAAGCTATTTTTTTATTTTCTTCTGGGTTTGCTGCAGAACCACCTTCTAATCCGAATTTATCTGTAAATCTTTGTGATGTTACTGGATGATATTCGTGTGAATCTAAATAAGTCTTTAGTATTACTCCTGGTTCTTGTCCATCTAATTCTGGATAAGTTTGTTGAATATTATCAATCATTCTACCTAGTTCTTCTTCAGTAAATGTGTGGGATATCACTAAATCCATACCTTTCCTTAACACTACAGGTTCATGTCCTCTAGCTGTTATAATAGATATTGGATTTGCATATATTAAGGCCTCTTTAAATTTATCGAATGAGGGTGCGAAAGAACCCATAGTTAAAGCCTTTTCTAAATCCATTAAAAAAGCGTCCTCATCTATAAAGTTATCAAAAGCTCCCTCGTCTAATTTATAATCATTACTATCCCTAACTAAGGCAAACTCTTCCGTACCTACATTAACAGGTACCCAACCGTCTACAGTATTTTTTAACATTTTAATAGTGGTTGGCATTTTAAGTATGTTATCATCCCAATCAAAACTATATGCTCTAATACCGTTAGACTGTTCTTCTATTAGTCCACCAATTCTTTTTAGTTGTTCCTTAGTTATTATTATCTGTTGTGACATATAATATAAATACAAATTAATTTGGTTTAATCGACTTTTTTTATTATCTTTGTAGTATGAAAAATCTACTAAAAATATTATCTTTATTTCTATTATTAAGTTCTTGTGTTAAAGAACCAATATACCCACCATGTACAACCACATACCCAACTACACAAAATAACGGAGATTATGTAGAAACAAATTTTCTAGAAGGGTGTTGGGTTTTAAGAAGTGGTACAATGTATGTGCAGAATTTGGATACGGAAGAGAATACTGAGATATTTTTATTTGATAGTGGATTGAGTAGTAGTTTACGATATGACGGGATATCATTATTCTCTTTTGAGAATATAACTAGACATCAAACAACTTGGTGTTTTGATTTTCCTGAAAATGTACCGGGTAATGGTAGTTTTACTATAGACGGGGACACAATATACCCATATGGTTTAAATATTACAACCAATAATATTACAGTAACTGAAGATGTTTCTGGTAATTATCAGCTATTGGGTGGTTCATCAAGACCAATTCACTATGAAGTAGTAAGTGTAGAGAATAAAGTAATTAATATTTATGTACAGGAGACTTATGAAAATATTTATGGGTATAACTACTACTATTTTTCAAAACTAAGATTTAAAAAACTGTAACTTATAGTTAAAAAAATCGTATATATTAATAGAAGTTTAACCCTTTAAAATAAAAATTATGTTAGAATATATTATACCTTATCTAATTGTATCACAAATACTAATGTTTGTATTTTTGTTAATTAACGAAAAAAACATTTATAGTGGTTATCTATCGTTTGAGTCTAGGCGAGGAGATAAACCAACTACCAAATGGTATTTGTTCTACATTATCACACACATACTTAAAGCCCCTATATTAGCTCCGATGATATTAATTTTAATAATATTAAATGGTGGTAAGTTAGTTGAATAAAAAAAGGTCCTTTTTGGACCTTTTTTATTTATTATCTTCTTCTAGACCTTTTTACTTTTCTAGATTCTGCCATTCTTTTTCTTGGTTTTCTTGATTCACGAAAATCTGTATCTTTCTCATCACGGTCCTCACGGTCTTCATCATAACCCATATCTTTTTTAAGATGACCTAGGTGGTCTTCTATAGCTTTAACATGGTCTTCCATAGACATTTCTTCTTTTCTATCTGAACCTTCATCCTCACCATAGTTATAAGTTTCTTCACCTTCACTATCTTCTTCTAGATTTTCAGTTTCAAACATTTCTTTATATTTCGCTGTTGGTGTATTCATTATACCGAAATTTTGTCCGTTTCCAGCTCCAAGGTTTTCTTTAACTAATTTTTCTATTAAGTTAACTAATTCTGCCTCTTTTAATTTAATCTTTTTCATATTTTTAGATTTTTGATATAGGGTTTATTATTTTTTTCATCTTTTTTATATCCTCTTGGATTAATTTTTCTTTTTCTTCTTTTGATTCTTTCATTGATTTTTTAATAGCTTTATCTTTAGCCATTAAATAGTCGTCAGAGTCTATGTCTCCATCACCATCATGGTCTTTTTTCTTACCTTCATCCATTTCGTGATGTCCTTCTTCCATATCATCCATTTCGTACACATCACCATCTTGTCCATCATAACCTTCATCTAAATCTGGGTAAGGAAGTGGGTCTTTTAATGAATCAGGGTCCGCCATTGCTCTTTGGTCTCTTCCGGAAGCAATTGCATCGGCTGTTATGGTCATAAAATTACCTAATCTAGTAATAGAGTTAGCTAACTTTTTCCTAGTATCACTATCTTTAATCATGTCGTAAGCTTTTTTAACACCACCAATAATATTTTCAATACCATTAGCAGCAGCTACACCACGATTATACCCACCAGTGTCAAATCCTTCACCCAATAAATCATAAGAATAGTCCTCAACACTTAAATCTAAACCTTCATTTTTAATAGACTCTCTGATTAGTTGGTGACACTCTTTAATAATTGTGTTAATAGCATTTTGTTTTGTTTCTTCTAACCTAGTTAATAACCTATCTAATTGTTCTTCACTTAAAATAACATCCTGCCTTTTACCTTCAGTAAAAACTTTTTTGTTAGTTTTAGGTTGTTTTAGACTCTCGTTTAATGTTTTTTTACTAAATTTCATATCTCTGTTTTGTTATAAATATTATATATCTTCAAAAGATGCCCCTGTAGGTGTTATTAAGAACTCAACAAAGATATATTCTAACGCTCTGGTAGGTTTAATGTAAATCTTACCATTCATTTCATTTCTATCTATTTCTTCAGGGTCATTAGAAAGTACCACTCTAAAGTCTGTTAAACCTCTATCTCTTCTTATAGAGTCTAGAATTGGGTTAACTAAATCTAAGAATTGTTGTCTTACAATATCGTCATTTTGTTCGAATATTAATCTTACCGAAACAGCCGAAATTAATTTTCTAGTTTGTAGTAACAATCTTCTAACATTAATTCTATCTAAAGCAGATTCTCTAATCTGTAAAGTTTTATTACCCCAGATAATTGGGCCTACATCACTAAATGTCGCGATAGGATTAAGTCTACCTACATATAATGTATCTCTTTCATCTAAAGTCAGTTTCTTTCTCGCTTTAACAGCGTCTACTAAACCTCTCGTATATCCTGCCGAAGCAAACCATGGGAATGAAATATTATCAGTTAATGCTATATTTCTCATTACCTCTGCTGTTGGTGGGATGTAAATTTGTTTATTATTAGCGGTATCCCTTACCTGTATCCAAGGATAATAGGTAGCTGTATAGTTAGAATCAATTAATGAATCTTCTAAATTGTCTACAGCTTCTTCTGGTGAAACTTGGTTTGTTGTATCTGTTGTGTCTGCTACAAACATATTATAGTCTGGTGTTGTTACCACATATAAAGAGTCAGCTCTTTGTGTCTCTACCATATCTATAGCTTCATTTACTAAACCTAAGTTATCTACATAATCTAAACCTGGTGTTGTAAACACATTAATATCTACTGATTCTGGGTTATTGAATGTTTCTATACCTCTTAAGAATGCAAAATAGTCAGTGTTTGCTTCGGTGTTACTTAACTTCTTAAATGTACCTAATCCTGTACCTAGTGGAAAATCACTACTTGTACAAGCTCCTGCTAAGAAACCACTTAATCCCATTCTATAGTCATCACTGTTAGACCTAGTTTTTCTGTAAATGTCCCAACCGTCGAAACCACCATGAGGTGCAACTGTAAACTTACGACTTCTAAGTTTTTTATATGGTTCGGTAGATAGTGTAGGTTCGTGGTTAAATTGTCCTGCTCCACAATCAAATACTTGTTTATTATTTAAGGTAGTACCTGTCCAATCTGTATAAGCTCCAGTACCTCCTATAACCACAGTAGCTCCAGAATCCATATGGAATCCTTTAGTTATTACATTCCACTCACCACCATCTGCTGCTGTACATAATGTAGATGGTACTTGTTTTCCTTTATAGTCGAAGAAGTCTGGGTCATAAGCTGCACCTGTACTATTAGATACACCTAGATAAACTTTACTAACTTTATCACCACCACTAACAGTTTGGTTATTTACCGTACCACTACCGAAAGGTGGGTCAAAAACTGTTTCACCTGGTGTGTAATATTTTGTCTTATAAACTAATTTAGGGTTTGTCGGACAATTTCCATACCCTCTAAACCTATACCCCTCAAATCCTGCTGGTACTGAATTAGTAAATGTCCCATCTAATAAACCTTCACCTAAATACAACATAGTGTACTTAGATTTTAATTCAAACTCACCTGTAGACGTACCTATTTTTCTACCTATAAATGAAACTTTAGTAGGGTCTAAACTACATCTAGTGTACTTTTCTAGTACGTTTGGATTTGCGTCAGTATCATAGAAATCTCTTACTAAGATATCAAATTCACCTCTCTCAAACGACATGTTAATTAATGAAATTTTAATTTCTCTGTTTGCTGATGTACCATCAGATATAGAAACAAATTTAAATAATCTATATACATCAGTACCTTGTAATTCCGAAACAATCCATGGTGTTTCAGGTGTTGTCCATTGGCGCATGTACCAAGCTATAGTATTTGTGTTTGTTGTATTTCTTGCGGAAGGTAAGTATTGTAAACAACACTGTAACCCTCTTACTTTTCCTTTTTTCCAAGCATCTGTTAACAAAGCTGGATAAGTTTCCTCTACAAATAAAGGAACCTCTTCTTTTTTCTTATCATAAGGACTTCTACCAAATACTCTAGAGACGTAGTCTTGTGAGGTATTACTCATAGAAGTTTTAAATGTGTAAGCTGTACCATTAACAGTTCCAGCACTTATACCAAACGAAGCGAATGGATTTTCCATAACTTTATAATAATCTCCAGTACACTGCATATTAACAGTATTTGCACTAATAGAATATACCGGTCCACCCGAAGCCTTATCACTTAATCCTCTAGACCTTAAAGTTAATACTACCATACCATCATATTCAGTCTCAGCTGATAAATTTGTATAACTAACGTAGTCCATATATACTGTACCAGAATATACTACTGTACCAGCTGTTGTTGTTCCTGTTGCTGCTGTATAAGTTGTTGATGTTGTTGCCGGTGTACCACTAACATATATTTGGTATGAAACACCACTATATGTAGAGCCTGTACAACAAGTAGTGCTATTATCATTATCAAATAAAGCGTAGTACCAAGCATCATTTTTGTATGATTCCCAATCACTACATTCACTACCCAAGACGTTAGTCACTGTTACTGCTGATGAATTAGCTGATAATGAAGTGAAAGTTGCTGCTGTAGCTGTATTAGTTGTTGCACTCGGTATACAACCGTATTGGTAAACTATCGGACAAGGCCAAGCAGTTGTTGCCGTTACGGTAGAAGATGTCACTGTTCCCGCTGTAAAACATAAAGTATTGGCTGCTGTTTTAACTGATAAACTGGCAGAGAAGAAATCAAGGAATGATTGTTTTAACGTTGGTAGTGTAGTTCCGTTCGTTAATGTTACTGTTTCACCTAAATCAGTATCAGTATCAGATTTTCTAAAGTGATTTAATACCACACCTGGAACTTGTGCAAAGAAGTCACTGTTCATAGCAGAGTTGATAAATGCAGTTTCACCCACAGTAGTATTAGTACCGGTTAGTGGGACTACGAAAGTCATAGAAGCTGATGTTGTAGAAGAAGCTACACTACTACCAGAAACACCACTAGCTCTAAAACTTTTAGGGTCTAATTCTCCTAAAGTTAATACACTAAATGATGGTCCCGCATCATAACCACTAAGACCTAATACTCTAGTCACAAATAATTGATTTGATTGACTTAAGTAAGACTTAGCTATATA